AAGATCAAGAAACTGGCTGCGAAGGGGTCTCCTAGAATCAACGTAGAGGCACATCCCAGCCTCGTAGAGCGCGCCATCGTCGTAAGGTGGGGCAATACAGCCACAATCAAGCGCACTCCGCTCAGAGAGCGGGAGAAGGGCAAAAGCGAGTGAGCGAGCAGAAGATGAGCAGCAGGCAGGTCACGGTCGGCACGGCAGCCGTTGCCGTCGGCGAGGGCTTGGTCCCTGGCTCGACCTTTGTTCTGCACACGGACACGGCAGGGAACCACGACATCTTCATCGGACCGCTAGGCGTCACCATCTCCACTGGACTTGCGCTGCACAGTGGCAGCACCCTGACAATCAACGTTCCTGAGCGGGTGCAGTTGTATGCTGTCACCAACTCAGGGACACACACCTTGTACGTCCTACAAATCGGAGGCCGATAAATGTCCTACGCAACGCTCGCAGAGTTCAAGAGCGCAATCGGGATCGGCACTGCCGACGTCACCGATGACACCGCGTTGCAGTCGGTGCTTGATGCAACCGACGCACTGATTGACCTCTACACCGACCGCAAGCAAGGCTTCGGCACAGCGACGGAGACGCGCTACTACACGGCGACCGACTACCAGTACGTCCTGATTGACGACCTCGTGAGCGTCACGACGCTGACGACAGACGACGACGCCAACGGCACCTACGAGACAACGTGGACCGCAGGCACCGACTACAACCTCGCGCCAGGCAACGCAGCGCTGGATGGATGGCCGTACAACGAGATTGACGTCTCGGTGACGTGGCCGCGCAACTTCCCGCGCGACGTGTATCGCGGCGTCAAGGTGGTCGGCGTCTTCGGATGGCCGTCCGTGCCAAGCGCAGTGAAGCAAGCCGCAATCATCCAAGCCGGTGCAGTCTGGTCAAGCCGCACCTCGCCGTTCGGCGTGATCGGCAGCCAAGACCTCGGCGGCATCTTGCGACAGACACGTGCACTGCATCCTGAGGCTCAGGTGTTGCTTGAGGCATACCGAAGGCGCGAAGGTCTGGCTCGATGAGTTTCAACGACCGAACGATCATCGCTGGACTCGCCGCGCACCTGACCGCGAAGACCCCACCCACTGGCTACGTCCTCCGCACTGTTCACGCATTCCCACCTGACAATCTCGCAGTGGTCCCAGCGGCGGTGATCATCCCAGGCGATGACTCAATCGGCTACGGAGCGAGCAATCGCCAAGTGACGCTGACGCTGAACGTGATCATCTACATCCAACCGCAGGCTGACCTCGGCCGCAAGTATGCGGACCTGATGACCTGGCGAACCTGGCTGCGCGACAGCCTCATTGACGGCGTGACCCTCGACGGCACAGACGCCGTGGCGCAGGCAAGCGTGACCTCCACAAGCATCGGAACAGACAAGTGGGGCGACGCGGACTACCTTACAATCACAGGGACCGTTGAGGTCTCGTCAGTAGAAGGGATTGCCACCAGTGCCTAATCTGCAGAAGCCAATCACCTACAAGGTCATCAGCCACATTGACGTGCAGTTCGTGCCAGGCTCAATCCCACAGGGAGAGTTCGTGGCCGGTCTGCCGTCGGACGGTAGTATCATCAGCGCACCTGTGGTTCAGGCAGAGGCTTGGATCGCAGCAGGAATCGCCCAACGAGTAAGTGCCGCACCAGCGGCTGAAGACAAGGAGAACGACTAATGCCAGCCGCATCCGCAGGGAACGTACTGTTCAGCAAGTTGGTCGCCTTCAAGGAGGCGACGCCAGGCACTATCCCAACGCTGACCAGCGGTGGCCGCAAGTTGCTCGTCACGCCAACTGGCGTCATCTCTGAAGGCACAACGATTGAACTCGGCACCGAGCGATCCGTTGCACTCCGCAACCCGCTCATCGGCTCCACTGGCACCATCGTCTCCGTTGAGCCAACACTTAGCGCGACCGTTCCTGCAGTGAGCGTCGGCGAACTTCCGCTTTGGCTTTCAATGACACGCACCGATACGCCTTCGGGCACGGCTGCGCCATACGAGTGGGACTACGACTACTCAATGACGGCGGCGAACTCACCAACCTCCTACTCGCTCGTCGCAACCGATGGCCAGCAGCAGTACGTTGCGAACTACTGCCTCGCTGAGTCAATCACGATTGCGGCAGACCGCAGCGGACTGACGAACCTGAGCGCGAACCTCTTCGCGCAGCAGATCGCCAAGAACAGCGCGACCCTCGCCGAAGGCACACCGACCTCGCCGTTTATGTCGGGCCGCCTCTGGAACGCATTCCAGCACGCTTCAACCTTCCCAGGCACGGCTGACGGAACGGCGTACGAGTACCTGCTCGACTTCTCACTGGAGTTCAACGCAGGCATCACGCGCCAGGCGTACCTTGCAGGCACGACCGTGTTCAGCACGCACAGCGAGAGCAACCCATTCAGCGGCACGCTGACGATGACGGTCAGCAGCACGGCGAGCGCAGTCTCGACGTGGTACGACGCATACAAGGCAGCGACCCCGAAGGGCGTGCGACTGACGTGGAGCAACGGCACCTACTCGGCACACATCCTTGCGATGATCGTCCCAACGGAAGTTCAGCAGATGGCTGGCGCTGAAGATGGGCTGACGACGATGGCCGTGACTGGAACGCTGGTCTACGACACGGTGAGCGCGAAGAGCCTTCGCATCGTCGTGAATAGCGACTTGGCGGCGTTGCCGTAAGTTCAACCTAGTAGCAGAGGAGGAGGCTAGATGGCTCCACGAACAGTAGTGGTCACTCTCACCGACGCACCTTACGAGGGGTGGACGGCAACAATGCGCGCAGAGGGAATCTCTGCGCGTGTGTTCATTGAACTTTCAAGCAGTTCAGTTGAGCGTCAGATGGAAGCAGTTAGCAGACTTGTCGTCTCGCATAACTTCAAGGACCAGGATGGGAACTTGACCGATGACGTTCTTGAGGCGCCGATGGACGCGCTGACGGCAATCGTGGCGAAGTGGGGAACTGAAGTAGCAGCACTCCCCCCTCGATAAGACTCGACGCCCAGCGGCTGGCGGCGGGTCGTTCACTCACGCCGCACCCGCTGATCGCAGCGCACCTCATCGGCGAGAAGTTCCACATCCCACCGCACGAGGTTCTGGAATGGGACGCAGGAGACTTCAACCGTACACTGCTGCTGATGGGCGACTTGCAGCCAAAGGAGCAGCGATGAACAGCCTCCAGATCAAGATTGACAAGGACTATCGTGCGCTAGAACTTGGCCTTCTTGAAGGCGGCAACCCTTCTGCGTATAAGCGGCTGCTCTCCTTCGCGTCTCTCAACGCAGCGCGAACAATGTCCAAGCCGATGAAGGACGCGGCTCCTAAAGGAAAGACCGGCAACCTCGTCAAGTCCATCCGCGCAAAGTCAGGTCGGTACAACCGACCAAGCGGCGTCGTCGGTCCGCTCTTTGGCGCGAAGGGTTCGCCAAACCGACCGTACTATCGTCATTTCGTGACTAGCGGTGTTAGTGGTGTGCGGCAAACAAAGAGTGGTCCGAAGGCGGTGAAGGCCATTCCTGCGAATCCATTCGTGATGCGAGTGGCAAATGCGCCTTCAAATCAGCAGCGTGCGATTGAAGTGTTCTACAAGACCATTGAGGCGTTCTACAATGACGACATCTTCCGTGGCCGCATCTTGAGATTCAAGAGAGGAAACCAACGCTAATGGCATCAGCACAGGGCGCAGCAACATTCTCAGTCATCGCAAAGGATGCGGCGTCTTCCGTCCTGAAGGGCGTCGGCAAGGAGATGGGAAGACTCGGCAAGACTGGCGGCGCAGTCTTCAAGACACTCGCTGCCACCGCAGCCGCTGTTGGCGCTGCTCTGACGGCTGCGGCTGCGGCCTCCCTAAAACTTGCAAGAGCGGCAATCAGCGCGGCAATCGAGGACGACGCCGAACAGCAGAAACTTATCGCCACACTCAAGGCACGAGGACTAAACACGGAAGAGGCGACCAAGCGTGTCAATGAACTGATCGCTGCTGGCCAGAAACTTGCCTTTACGGATTCAGAGGTTCGGGCTGGGTATGCAACTGCAACTCAGTTTGCAAAGGGCTATGCAAAGCAGCAGGCGATTCTTGCAGCCGCGCAGAATCTTGCACGCGCAAAAAACATCAGTCTTGAGCAGGCGACAAAACTGGTCGGCAAGGCATTTATTGGCAGCGGCGCTGCGCTCAAAAACTATGGCGTTGATCTCAAAAGAACTGTCACTACAGTTGAGAAGAAAATCAAAAGGGATAGGGATGGAAACGAGGTAGTAGACAGGCAAATCAAACAAACAAAAGAGGTCATCAAGGGGCTAGAGGCCGTAGCGCTTATTGACAAGCAGTTTGGTGGGGTAGCGGAGGCGTATAGCAAGACTTTCGCTGGACAGTTTGACATTGTAAAAGACTCGATCAACGAGACAGTCGAGGCCATCGGGTACGCCATTGGCGGGGGCGAAGGTCTCCCAACCTTCGTTCGGCTGCTTGAGGGAATCCGACCTGTTCTTGATGACGTACTTGGCGAAATCAACAAGAACTTGCCAGACATTCAACGATTCGGCAGGGAACTGGTTGAGAAGTTCCTTGCCAAGTTGCCAGGCTATGTAGCGACAGCCAAGCGCGAGTTGCCAATCCTTATTGACAACATCAAAAACTTTATCGGTGGCGTTGGCGGGTTTGCGAAGGACGTTGCATCCTTCCTGGGTCCAGAAGGACTTATCACCGCTGGGATCGCTGCGCTTGGCGGGAAGATGGGCGGGCTTGGCGGCGCACTCGGTGCAACCTTTGCCGCCGAGTTCATCAAGTTGGGCGTTGATCCAATCACCGCGACAATCACTGGAACTCTGGCTGGCGCAATCACCGCAGGTGTGGTGCAAGGGTTTGCGTCTTCAGCGGCGCAGGCAGCAGTTAGCAAGTTCCTCGGCCTGTTCAAGACCGTACCGATCACACCAAGCATCCCTCTTGGCGGTGGTGCTGTGCCTGGCGCCCTCGCCACAGGCGGCCTTGCTGCAGCAGGAATCGCAGTGAGTATTGTCGCTGTCACTGCTGCGGCAGCAGCGGCGCTAAGCGATGCCATTACAGGGAAAGGGCTGACAAACAAGGTTGGAGGCAATAATGTCATCGACATCTTTGGAACCACTGCTGCAACCCTTGCCAACAACAGCAAGGACCAGGGTAAAGTTCTGTCAGACCTTTTCACTTTTATCACTACTGGGCAACGCCCTATTGAGGTCACCAATGACCTTACGGTGACTCTTGATGGCGAAGTGCTTGCCAGAAACATTGACAGGCGGCTTGGACAAAACCTAAGGGCGGGGACGCCGCGCACCGGAGGACGCTAAATGGCGACCGCGCCGTTTCAACTATGGATGGACCTGACGCCTATCGCGTCAGCCGTAAGGGTCTCATCAACCGTCACCGTCACGACGACCACTCCGCACGCGGTGGTGACTGGAGCCTACATTCAGTTCGGTAGCGGTCTTGGCACTGCAGGGACCTCGATGAATGGCGTCTATTCCGTGACTGTCACTTCTGGAACGACCTTCACGTTCACCGCTGCTGGGTCTGCCGGTACCGCCGACACGACGGCCGCATTCATCGCCTACGACCTAATGTCGCCACTCATTGACTACGGTTCCGCAGCGCGGCAGGCGGCGCTCTATGTTGACCTTGACTCGATCACGATGAGCGCATCTGGTGATGGTTCTGGGGTGACCTTCGGGGTCACCATCAACCAAGACGATACGCCAAGCGATGGGCCGTGGTTCAACCTGATTCCTGATCAGACGCGGATTCGGCTCATCAAGGCGAACACTGGTGCGACACCCGCACTTGACAAGTCAGACGTGTACTTCACTGGCAGCATCCTCTCGCTTGACGCCTCAATCAACGGCTCTGGGCAGGGCACGACAACCGACGTGCAACTGCAAGATGCCAACGCGCTTCTTGAGCGGCTGATGATCTACGGCAATCAAGTCAGCCCGAAGAAGGGCATCACCACTGGGGGATTCGTGCGTGCGGCGAATGTCACTACGGTGACGACCTCTGCCGCGCACGGCTACACCATCGGAACTAAGGTGCAAATCAGCAGTGTGAACGGCGGACTGAATAAGTCATTCAATGGGGTTTACAGCATCAGCGGCGCACCAACCTCTAGGACATTCACCTTCTCAAATGCTGGCTCGGCAACCACAGGCAATGAGTTTCAAGCCATTACCTCCGCGTTTCTCAAGACCAAATCTAAGAATCAGGTAATCATTCAGACCAGTGGCAACCACGGTCTAAATAATGGTGCAACGGTCACAATCAAAGGCGTAACGGCGAGCAATGCAACCGCGCAGAACTACATCAACGGCACCTTCAGCGGCAATAGCGTGCAAACAACGCTCAGCACTGTTCAATTTGCGATTGTGCTTCCTGCCAACATTCCAGTTGGCACAACTTTCAATGTCACTAGCGGAGAATTCAAGGGGGAGCCGCTGATTACGCCAATCGGCGCACCAGACCAGCGAATTTTTATTATGCGCTCAGGGGAAAGCGAATCATCAGCCGCTGCAAGAATGCTTACCATTCTCAACCAATACAAAGATGAGGACTACGCGCTCAACCGCCTGATTGACACGGCTGACGATAGCCTCATCATTGGCTCAACTACGGAACTGCTCAAAGGGAGCGCACAGATTCCAGCAACCAGTTTGCGCTCCGCACTAGATACTGTGGTTGAGACTTTCACTGGGCAAGACCAGAAAGAGCGGCGCTATTACATTGACGCCGCTGGTCGTCTCAACTATCGGCTCGCAGACAGCGCCTCCGCGCCAACGTACGCCACCGCTCCCTACTCAATCATTACCAGCGGGGCTGGAACTCCGAACACGACGACTGGCAAGGCAACGATTGCGCCCTACAGTCTCAAGGTGACGTGGGATCACGACACGACAAAGAGCGTCGTCTTCACTCCATCAACGAACGAGCGCAAAGAACCTTCGGTCGTGCAGGACTACACGCAGGTGGGATACACAGCGCGACCTGGCGCTCCTCGTCTTGACCAGCAACTCGACTTCCCAACGGCGACTGGCGATGCTGGGGCGCAGATGCAAACAGCCGCAAAGTCGTACTTCCTTGAGCGGCACAAGCCGCTGCTTTCTGGAACCTTCACACTGCGGGGCGCTGGCACGGCCGCGCATAACGAATACGGATTCAGTGCAGGCTACGCGCAGACTGGTGCATCAACATTCGCGCTGGTCAATCGGTGGGAGCCTGGACAATGGGTGGAGGTGACTTCGGCAGAGTTGGGTCTGAGCGGCTTTTATCGAGTTGAGGCGGTTGATTGGAGCCTTGAGCCTGGCGCGTTCCTCCAAGTTATTACAATCACCTTCAACCGAAGACCACAGAATGGACTCACAAACCTCGTATCTGCAGGGGGTGCATAAATGGCACAGGTCGGCTCAAATGTTGGAGCGGTCCAGCAATCGCTGACAGGAATCACCGATGCCGCTGGCAACTCAGTTGTGAGCGCAGACAACACGTTCGGAGGGTCGCCGCTTGGTATCGCGGCACGCGCGCAGGCGCTCTACGGGATTCCAAATGCCAACTTCAACCTGACGCCGCCTGACCCAAACTCGCCGATTGTCGAGAACGAGAATGAACTTCCGTATTGGTCTATGACGAATGACAGTGATGGCGCTATGAGTGCGACCTCTGTCTTTGATGAGACCACCCTGACCTACGGCGTCCTTCTTGATCCAGGCACTGCCGCCGTAGATAGCGTGATGACGCTGACCACGCGCTCGTACTTGCTCACGGACGACAACCTTGCACTGCGACAAAGGGCTTTGGCGGTCATTGAAAAGAGCGGAACTGCAGCGGGAACAACCCAGTGGAACTTGACGCTCTCGGCAACCTACTACGACCCAGCAGGGTCAGCCCTCTCAACGGCATTCATCGGCACCGCGCTCGATACCGGCACCTGGACTTCATTCAGCGGCACGACCACGCCAGGCGGCTCGGCCATCAACGCGGCGGCTCAGTATGTGGACCTGCAGTTCAAGATGACTGCAACGGCTGCAGTGACTGGCTCCGCGAAAGCCACCATCAAGAGCCTCTTGCTAACAACAAGCACGCCAGGCGGCGGTGGCGGCTCCCAGTCGTTCGTGGTCAAAGAGGCATTCACATCATCCACCACGTGGACGCCACCAGCGAGCGTGACTGCGCTTCTATTCGCTGGCGCAATCGGCGCGGGCGGTGGAGGCGGTAGCGGCTCACTTGCAGTATCAGGACAACCGAGGAGAGGAGCAGGCGCAGGCGGTGGTGGTGGGGCGGGCTTCCAGTTTGTCACCAACCTAGAGATCAACGCTGGAAGCGCAATCAGTGTTGGCATCGGCGCGGGCGGCGCAGGTGGTACGGCTGCGAACGCCTCTGGCACAATCGTTGTTGGAGTCAACGGCGCTGCTGGAGGCGCAACAACCTTCGGGTCGTTCCTGACCGTAAACGGCGGTGGCGGTGGAACAGGTGGCGGACTGACCTCCGCTGGCGGCGGTGGCACAGCAGGTTTGACTCCATCGTCCACGGTCTACGGCGTTGTCTCATTCTCTGGTGGTGCTGGCGGCGCTGGGACGCTTCCGAGCGGAACTACCGCTGGAACTGCTGGCTCAGGTCTCAATGGCTCTGGAACTGCTTACACGGCGTATCCCTACTGGCCAGTCTTGGTTGCTGGAAATGTAGGAGGCACGGCAATCAACGAGGACACGGGGCGATCAGTTGGGGCGCCTGGCTCTGCTGGAACTGCTGGAATCGGTGGTGGTGGTGGAGGTTCTGGCGGTGCTTTCTTCACGACAACTGGATCAACATCTAACGTTCATCTCTCTGGTCGCGGCGGAGCAGGCGCAGGCGGCGGTGGTGAGGGAGCCGTTTTGGACAAATCAACTGGGTCTGCTGGTGCTGGCGGAAACGCAGGCTCAGTTGCTGGCGCAGGCGGCGGTGGCGGCGGCGGTGCGATTATTCTAGGAACTCCTGCCGCGCCACTGACTATTACGGCTGGGGCTGGCGGCAACGGCGCTGACGGCTATGTGGTGGTTGTCTATGTCGCATAAGGGCTACGCATTCATCAATGCAGAGAGTGTTGTCGTGCAAGTCATCACAGGCGCGCTGAATCCATCGCAGCAGGCGCAGTTTCTGCAAGATTATGGAACTCTCTTCGGCGCTGTTGCCATCGTTTCGGTGGAGCAAGACACGGTTGTCTACATCGGCGGAAGTTATACTGAGGGCGTATTCGCATTGCCGCCACAGCCAGAACCTCTGCCTGAAATCGTAGAAGGCGAGTCCGAGGTTCTGCCTGAGCCTGAAGTCACGGAGCCACCTGATGACCCGCTCGCAAGTTGA